GATATAACGCCTTGACGCACTGGGCCACGCACTTGCCCGACGCCCGTGACCGGGGCCGCAGCGAGCGCAAAAGGTACACGCGCAACGAGCAGGTCCGGCAGATCGTCGACGGTGCGTCTTGGCGGTATCTCGAAGGCTTGGCGGGGTGACGATGGAAGAGTATCTACAGCTATTCTTCCTTGTCTATCGCATCCTGTTGGTGATCGTGCTGATTCTCGGCTTGCTGATCATCATCAATCTGTAAACGTCTATTCGAAGGAGAACAAAATGACGTTCAACAACATTCCGAAAAACCTTGTGGACGATCTTTGCGCTTGCATGGATCGCATCGAGCTTGCCGTCCGGGCGGACGAGCGGCAACGCCTCTTGGATCGCATCCGGGCTGAATTCCCGGAGCGGCCAGTCGCAAAGCCACCGGTTGAAAACGTACCCATGACGGGCTTGCACGGTGAGCCGCTGCACGAATCCGGCCCGCAGCCGATCACCTATAACGACATGGTGGCACCGGCTCGGGCGGCTGGCCTTTGTGAGACCCATCGGCGGCTTATTTCGTACTTGTCAGAGGGTACGTTTTACGCTGTCCCGACGCTTGCCGGTCACCTCAACATCAAAAAGGATTCGGTTTACCACTACCTGTCCGGCATCCAGAAGGCGGGCTATAAGCTTGAGGTGCGGAACACCGGCAACTTAAAAGGCGGCTACCGGAATATTTACCGGCTTGCTAAGACCGGCTGAAAAACGTACAACATGGGGGCGGGCGCGGTTGCCCGCCTCAACCACACGAAAGGACGAAACGATGAAAACATCTATCAAAAGCGAACTGACCACCTCCGAAGCGAAAGAGGTTTTTGCGATCACCGAAAAAGAGATCAGAACCATCCGCACGATGATCACCAGCATCGAAACCCAGATATCAGCCCTCGATGAGTTTATGGATGTGATGGGTTTGCAGAAGTGGATGGGCAGTAGCCCCCGATCTATTGCCGCTTGCGACTTCAAGATCACCGACGAATAAAAACGTACGCCATTCCTCCCCAACTGGCCCGCTTGGCATAGTCCGGCGGGCCTTTTTTTGTGCGGCACCCTGTTAAATAGCTTGGCGGTTGTTATGGCGGGATAAATCGGCGGGCTGGTGGTTCGGGAATTGCTGGCCTTTTCGGACGCGTCGGGACGGTTTTCAATTAAGCAACATGGCAAACCGGATTAACGGGCGCATGTGTGTGGCCTGTCTTTTATACCTTTTGGGCTTTTCTTATGGGGGATAGTGCCGGGATCGGTCCGGCGGTGTCACCTCGGGAAGCTTGGCAAGATAAACCTAAAGATTCCGCGCGTGCCCGCACGCAAGGGCCACTGGGGGTACCCCTGCATGTGCTAGCAATACCGCCCTCAATTTTATTTTTTTGGAGTAATCGGGGTGTATAAAAACGTACGCCTCTGGGGCAACGCAAAACGTACCCCTATGGCAAGCAAAACGTACCCCTAACGTAGGGGGCGGGGGTGTGTGTATAGTTTACCCCGGCGGGCCTTAAGCCCAGTGTACAGTCGAAAATCGCTTTTGTCAAGAAAAAAAGTTGACACCCCGCTAATTCATCGCTATACTTAGGGCGTGAACCACACTTTTACCCGTCACACCACCCCATAAACGCTTCCGTTTTAACAAAGTTGGTACGACGCACGTGTGGTTCACCACAATTTTGAAAGATAGCCCCGTGTTCACCGCAATCGTATTCGCGTGTACGTTTTCAATCACGCAAGAATGCCTCCGTTTCGAGGATACACGGGGTCCGTACGCCACAGAAGAGCGGTGTATCGAGCGGATCGTCGAAATGGTCGGCAATATACACAAAATTTCTCCCCAATTAAAAGTCGTACGTACAACGTGCGTACCTAATCCCGGACTAGCGACGTAAAAATGAACCTCTTACCCCAGCAAAAGCCGAAAGAGCGCACCCTAACCGTACAACAACAGCAATTTCTCGATTTGTTGTTCGAAAACGGGGGCAACGTCACCGCCGCAGCGGTAGACGCGGGCTACTCGAAGGGTTCGAGCCAGTGGCTCAAGAAAACTTTGGCTGACGAAATCGTAGAACGTACGAAAGACATCCTTTCCGTCAATGCGATAAAGGCAGCTAACCGCCTCGTCAGTACGATTGACAATCCCGCCCCAGAACGCGGAGACGACCTGCGCCTCAAGGCAGCAGAATCACTCTTGACACGTGTCGGAGTGAAAGCCCCCGAGCAGGTAAACCACAACGTAACGGCAGTACACGGCGTCGTCCTTCTGCCACCGAAAAATGAGGTAGTCATCGATGCGGAGTGACGACGAAATCGAATACATTGCCACCCGTGTAGGCATCGAAAACTTGACAAAGCCGGAAGTAGTGCGTCTGCAAGAGATCGAAGTCAATCGTGCAGCCCGTGCCTACCGTTTTAAGAAAACAGGAAGTCTGGACCCGACGCCCGGAGAACTTCGTCGCAAGGGTCTAAAGCACGGGGGAAAGGTCTGTCGTGGACGAAAAGCAGCCGGAAGCGCCGAAAAAGCGCGGTAGGCCAAAGCGCGATCCGAATGCGCCTAAAGCCACATATCAACTCTCTACAAAGGAACGTGCGAGACGCGCGGCGCAGGGTCGCCTCCGCTCCGCAAAAACCCGTGCGGCAAAGGTCTCTAAGGCAGCAGAGGACAAGCGCCGCTACGCCCGTCAACTCGAAGAAAAGGTCACAAAAGTTGAAGAAGCTCTCAAAGGCAATAAGTCTGCCACAGTCGATCTTGGGGATTTGGATGATCTGCCTAGCGCAGTGGCAGACCTCGTCGGCGAAAGCGAAGTCGTTTTTCAACCGAATAGCGGACCTCAGACGGACTTTCTTTCGGCGGGTGAACGGGATGTTCTCTACGGCGGCGCAGCCGGGGGAGGTAAATCTTTCGCTCTCTTGGCCGATCCTCTGCGCTTCTGTCACAACCCTAATCATCGTGGGCTTCTTCTTAGGCGTACTCTCGACGAGCTAACCGAACTCATCGACAAGTCACGTCAACTCTACACGAAGGCGTTCCCCGGTGCGAAGTTTCGTGAGTCGAAGTCTACGTGGGTTTTTCCGTCGGGTGCAACAATCTGGTTCACGTACCTCGACAAGGACAAAGACGTAACACGTTTTCAAGGTCAAGCGTTCAACTGGATAGGTATCGATGAGATAACGCAATACCCCACACCGTACGTTTGGGATTACCTTCGCTCTCGTCTCCGTGCAACAGACCCGGAGTTGCAGCAACATTTGTACATGCGCTGCACAGCCAACCCGGGCGGTGTCGGCGGCTGGTGGGTCAAGAAAACGTACATCGATGGGATCGAACCGAACAAGCCCTTTCCCGCGTTCGACATCGATACCGGAAAACAATTCCTGTGGCCCCCCGGCCACGAAAAAGCAGGTCAGCCCCTGTTCCTTCGCAAGTTTGTACCGGCACGGCTGACCGACAATCCCTACCTGATGGCAGACGGCCAGTACGAGGCTATGCTCAGGTCGCTCCCGGAAGTCGAGCGAAAGCGGCTTCTCGAAGGTGATTGGGACGTGGCGGAGGGAGCGGCCTTCCCCGAATTCTCGAGATCGAAACATGTGGTCGAACATTTTGAACTTCCAACCAACTGGCCCCGCATACGTGCGGCAGACTACGGGTACGCGAGTCCGTCGTGCGTTCTATGGGGGGCTATTGACTGGGATAACAATATCTGGGTTTATCGCGAATTATATGCTAAACACTTGACAGCGGAGCAACTCGCTGATAAAATACTAGAAGCAGAGGAGCTAGACCCACAACCACACTACACCGTCTTAGACTCCTCGTGCTGGAATAAGACGGGTTTCGGACCCTCAATAGCAGAGACGATGATGCGAGTCGGTGTGCGCTGGACGCCATCCGACCGTAACCGTATACAAGGCAAGATGGAAGTACATCGCCGTCTCGCAGATGATCCGTACACAGAAGAGCCTCGCCTACGCATCTTTTCCACGTGTACGAATACAGTCAAGCAACTTGCTGGCATACCGCTGTCCAAGTCAAACAGCGAAGACGTAGACACGAAGGCTGAAGATCACGCATACGACGCTCTGCGCTACATGGTGATGACACGCATGAGCGGGTACGCTTCGATCCACCAGCAACTCGGCGCAATCAAGAACCAAGTGTATCAAGTACAAGACGCGACATTCGGATACTAATCGATGGCAGACGAACCAACAAGCATAAATAAAAACAAGTCTGCTGTAGATATCTTGATAGATAGCCTAAAGCTAGACTTAAAAGAGGTACAAAAATTTGACACGATAGACGCTGCATACTTTGGAGGTAAGGCGGGTACATCAGTTCCAGTTCCGAAAAAATTTACTGCTGAACAAACCATTTCTTTTATGAGGATGTTTCCATCCACTTATCCGCTAGCAGATGAAAACGCTTACTTTGGAATTGCAAGCGCATTGACTACGGAGTCTCCTGAACTATTTGATGTAGACAGCTTCGATGCTTACGAAAAAAAATTTGGAAAAACTATGGAGATGCAAGAAAAAGGCGCATCTGCATCTAAAAATATAACAACGGCAAAGGCACCAAAGGCAGCAAACGTGGCAGATATCATGGAAACACTCGATCCTACCGAAAAGGTACGAGTGTCTCAGTTTGTAGAGCTTCAACAAACTCTCTTTCCGGACGGAAATATTCCGACTCAACAAGAGATTCGGAAGCGCATCGTTGATGGTACGGCCACAGTACGAGACACGTTCATCGCCAAAATGTACGATCTCGGGGTTCCTGAAAACAAGCTTCTCAATGAACTCGATCAAACGTCAGAGTTTGCAAAAAAGTTTCACAAGGCATTTTCTACTCGTGTCGTAGAAAAGGCTATGACTATGACAGGTCATGCCACTCAAGTGCGTACCCTTTCTCAGCAACTCGATCTTTCGAGTAATTTTTTAGAACTGCAGTCGGCAGTTATTCAGGGTACAACCGATCTTTCTGGTAACCAAGTAAATAAAATTATCAGTCCTCTCGCTTCCTCCTTTGAGAAAGTAAAACTAAACAAACTTTCTTCTGCAAAGGCAGCATCAGGAAGTAGAAAACTTTTTAAGGGGGCTATTCCTCCGGAAGTTCTTCAGACCATTGTCAAACAAGTGGCAGTGATACGGCAAAAAGAGGGTGATGTCGCAGCCGATGCAGTGCTTTCTGCTATGCTCGGTATGCGAGGCACGGACCTTACAGGCACCCGCACGACTGCGGAGCTAGCCACGCGTATGACACCGCAGCGTCCGTTTTTTGATCCGGAGACAGGAACTATCATAAATCCTGTCGAAGAGGGACAAGCGGGAAAAGGTCTTAAAAAGATCGGAGACGACCGCCCTCTCGGACCTCTTCTTTCGAGAGTGTATCGTGAAAGGTTTGATGCTGCGGGTTCGACAGGAGAACTCTTTCCCGGCATCACTACCGATAAAATCAACACCCTCATCAACAAGTACGTTTACCCCTCTCTTCCGGACGACGTAAAAGCGAAGGCGCGAAAGAAAAAACTCGACTATACCGATCTCCGCCGTATCACGGCGTCTGCTATTGCTAACGGTTTGGGTAATGTAGAAGCTGCGGATGCAATTATCTCACACGCCGGATCAGAGAAAGAACTCGACGCAAAAATCTTGCGTACATTTTACATCGATGTAGATGACGCTGCAAAGCTCGAAAGACGCGGTGTGGTACTTTCGATGTTCGAAAAGATGATGGCGGATGCTCTCGGTGCTAGTACGGGTGGTCAACTCGCTGCTGCTCTCGGGTATGATTTTCCCGAGTTTGAGGCAGACTATTCTGATCTTGAATCAAAAATGACGATGGATGCACCTGAAGGTACAGACAATCGCCCTAAAGAAACCATTGCTACCCCTGATCAAGCGAAAAATAATGCGGCTATATCAACGCAAACAGGTGAATTAACAGCCGCAGAAATTGAACTCCAAGCCGCGCAAAAAAGAGAAGAAGCCCTCTTAAAAGACATTGAAACGGCAAAAAAACGAAAAGCCGCTCAAGACGAGGGCTTGCTTCCTCCAGATACACCCCCAGAGCCTAAGTCTAACGTAAACCCTGCAGGTGATGTAAAAGAAACAGCTATCTCTGCAAAACTCTTGGAAAAGCTCAAACAAAATCCGACACAGTTTAATAACTATCTCAATCGTCTCGAAGCACAGGGGGTTGATGTTTCGGAGTACCGTAAGATGCTTCCGTCTGGTAAGCCCGGACTATTAGGTAAAGCCGGAAAAATTATAAAACCCGTATTAGGTCCGCTAGGATTCGGTTTAACGACCGCAGCAGCGATGACGACAGGGACTGCTGTTAGGCAACGAGCGGAGGCTATGGGTGTACCCGATCCTCTTGCAAAGACAGCCGGTGTAGTTGCAGGAGCGTCAGAGTTTTTGCCTGTAGCACCATCCGATGTAGCAGAGGTACAGCCTGATCCGTTTTCTATGCGGCCCGTTGAACGAGTTGCAGCAGAAGAAGAAGAGGTACGAAGAGGTCTCGAAACTACGGGACAGTACGTAGAACCTTCGCGTTCCGGGGATAAAGAAGCTGCCCCGCCTCCCGATAGCTTCCTAACAATGTCACCATAAAACAAGGGGAGCAAACCCGATGCCGAACAACAACTATAACTACGGTGCTTCGTACATCATGTCGTCCGACAAAACCACTGTCGATGCGAACATGGGCGAATCGCAACTGTATCGTGAAGGTCTCGAGTTCGATACTCGTGCCAAGACTGGTGTTCTCACGGAAGATATGCCTAAAAAAATGACTAAGGCCGCTGTCGATCCGTCGGTCATGCGTATGGCTGAAGAACGCGACTACTAAGAAAGCGAAAGAATGGCTGACAATTTCCTAGAACCGGAAGACGATCAGACCATCCCCCTCGTCGAACCGACGGAGCGGATGCCCGGTCTCGCCGGATATATTCGTGCGAAATTCGAAGATGCGGAAAACGGACGGTACGTTTACGAGCAGCGATGGCTCCAAGCGTACAAGAATTTTCGCGGCATCTACGATTCGACGACACAATACCGCGACTCCGAACGGTCGAAGGTCTTCATCAAGATCACCAAGACCAAAGTCCTTGCGGCGTACGGGCAAATTGTTGACATTCTTTTCGCTAACAAAAAGTTTCCGCTCGTAGTCGAGTCTACGCCGATGCCGGAAGGTATCGCGGAGTTTGCCCACATGCGTACTCCGGCGGATGAAGTCAATCAACAGAGCGACCCGTACGGTTTTCCGGGCGATGGTCGTGAACTCGCTCCGGGTGCTATGTCCGCCTCTGAGCCGCACGTCTTGGGATCGTACGGCAAAGAGTTTGGCGACATGGTCGTACCCGGCAAGGCGAAGGTTGGTGAGCCACAGTTTGAACCTGCAAAGGAACAAGCTCGGCGCATGGAAAAGTGCATCCACGATCAACTCCTCGATACGAATGCCGTCAACGTATTTCGCAAGGCGATCTTCGAGTCTGCCCTGCTCGGTACGGGCATTGTAAAAGGTCCGTTCAACTTCCACAAGCGCGTTCACAACTGGGAGCGTGGTGAGGACGGTGAGCGGACATACAACCCTTACGAAAAAACGGTTCCACGTATCGAAGCCGTGTCCGCGTGGGACTTTCACCCGGACCCGTCAGCTACGTCGATTGAAGATTGCGAGTACGTTATCGAACGTCACCGCATGAACCGGTCGCAGCTTCGTAGCCTCATTATGCGTCCGCATTTCGATGCGGAAGCGATCCGTGAGTGCCTTGCAAAAGGTCCGAACTACGAGGACAAGTACTATGAAGACACGATCCGCGAAGACGAAACGGAGCCGTACGTAGCCGAGAACCGGTATGAAGTCCTCGAATACTGGGGTGTCTTGGATGCTAAGTTCGCCGATGAGGTGGGCATGGAAGAGGCCCGCGACATGTCCGAGTTTGACCAGATTCAGGTCAACGTCTGGGTGTGCGGCAACATGGTTCTTCGCTGCGTCGTCAACCCGTTCACACCGGCACGTATTCCGTACCAAGCGTTTCCGTTTGAGATCAACCCGTACCAAGTGTGGGGCGTCGGTGTTGCCGAGAACATGGAAGACGCACAGATGCTGATGAACGGCCACGTACGTATGGCAATCGACAACCTCGCCCTTGCCGGTAACCTCGTGTTCGATGTAGACGAGGCATCTCTCGTACCGGGTCAGAACATGGACATCTTCCCCGGCAAGATATTCCGTCGGCAGTCGGGCGTCACGGGTACGGCCATCAATGGCCTAAAGTTCCCGAACACGGCCCCCGAAAACATACAGATGTACCAAATCTCGCGCCAGCTTGCGGACGAGGAGACGGGCATCCCGTCGATTATGCACGGTCAGACAGGCGTAACCGGTACCGGACGCACGGCAGCAGGGCTGTCGATGCTGATGGGCAGTGCGGGCTTGTCGATGAAGACGGTCATCAAGAACATCGACGACTACCTCTTGAAGCCTCTCGGTGAAGCGTACTTCCAGTGGAACATGCAGTTCAACGACGATGCGGAAGACGTGAAGGGTGACTTGGAGATCAAGCCACGCGGCGTAGCTGCGGTTATGCAAAAAGAGGTACGCACCCAGCGTCTCACCTCGCTCTTGCAGACCGTATCGAATCCGATGTTGGCTCCGTTTGTGAAGCTGCCGAACCTGATGCGAGAGTTGGCAATTGCACAGGACATCGATCCGGACAGTCTCGTCAACGATGTTAACGAAGCACAAGTATACGCACAGATGTTACAAGGGATGATGCAAGATGCTCAACAAGCAGCAAGCGCAGAAGCTGGCGGCGCTCCTCCACAGCAAGGAATGGCCCCTAATGGAGGAGTACCTAGCGGACCTCCGGGAGGTGACGATTCAGGCCGTGGTAACGGCACAATCGGAGTCGGAACTGCGCCAAACGCAGGGGAAGCTGGCTTTACTGGAAATGCTCCTCAAATTGAAGAGTAATCACGAGGCGGTGGTAAAAAATGGGAACTAGAAAAAAGATGGCTATCGGTGGAGGAACTATCGGACCGGGCGTGGGCGTTATGCCTATGGGACAGATGCCTAATCCGATGCCCGGAACTCTAACCCCCGAACAGTATCAACAACAATTTGTCGATTATTACTCTTTTCCCGGCATCGGTGTAGAAGCGGCACCTGAAGTAGATGATGAAGAAAAAAAAGACGAACCCGTACGTCCGAACATCCTCACGCCCGTTGGTCAGCGTGATGAAAGCGCACCGAACATCTTTAGGCAAGTGCCTATCGGAACCGGTCCGGCGTACGACATATCCGATGTCGATCCGAACGACTACATTGCTAATTTTGGAAAAGATAGAACGACGTACACGACTGACGCAGGTGGTTTTAAGGAGTACCTTTCACGAGGCGCACAGGCTATTAAGGAACGAAACTTAGAAGTTCCCGGTGTTGTCTCGTTGACAGGTCTTCCAATCGGTGCTTTGGCGTACGGTGCGGCTGAACTCAACAGGACACAACAAAAAAAGAACGCAAACGCAATTTCTCAAGCCGGAGGAAATGCCGGTTCGATGTTTACTCTCAACGGTCAGACCGTAAGCCGTGCGCCGGGTAGTACGCGCTTCGATGGTACGATTGTAGGAATGTCGAACGAGCAACTCTATCGTCTCGACGAGATTCGTAATAGGTTCATTCCGGGTACGATGCGAGAAAATGCACTAGCACCCGAAGATGGCGGGGGATATCTTCGCACCGGCAAGGAAGCCCTATCGTCTGCGGGAGACGTTGTAATCGACGCATTCGGAACCGTACACGGTGCGGGTGGTCCGCAGATGGTCGGAGCGTTGCAAGCCGAACGCGCACGGGAACAGATGTTCCTCGACGCTATGCAGGGAAGAAGCCTCGAAGGTGTCAACGTATCGAGTGCAGCCCTCGCTATGAAGCAAGCTCTCAACGCGGAGATGCGCGGAAGCAAGTCGTTCTTTACGACTACGGCCCGCATGAGTGACGCCGATTATAACAAAGCCCTCACTCGTTCTCAACAGTTTATCCAAAACTACGTGTCTAAAAATTACGGATCGGAAGAAGAAGCCCCAGCCGCTCCGACTATACCCGAAACTGTTATCCAAGCACAAGAACAGGCAGGTGGTTCGCAGCCTTCGGGTGGCGGCGATAGTGGTGATGACGGCGGTTCTATTGGCGGCGGTAGAGGCGAAGACAGTGATCGCGGCGGTGCAGGTAGAACTGGTGGAAGCGGAAGCGGAGATGTTGGGGGTGCTACGGGCACAGACACTAGCAGCTTTGAGGGTGAAGCAGCAGACTTTAGATTGGGCGGTCGCGTGGGTATGCAAGCGGGCGGCGTAGCCCAGCAACCACAACCTGCCGGGTTCGTCGGTGGCCCGCCCGAGAACTTCACTGACGGCCAGACCGTAGCGGATGATCAGCCGATGTCCGTCCCGGAGGGTACGTTTGTCATCAATGCGGCGGCTGTTGAGTTTGCCGGATCGGACGACATTAAGAAGATGCTTTCGGATGCGTACGGTAAGATGCAGAAAAAGGTTGACAAAACTATTTCTGTCGCTAAAATACCAACAGAGGATGAAAT